CGGCAATATCCCCGCTGGATGCTGAAGAAGCCAGGCAGCGAGAAGAAGGTATTCCTGACGACGAAATGACTATTTCGCCGGCTATTATTAGAGCCGACAAATTGTATGACCAGCAGATTGCGAATCAAGCGGCAGAAACCGCGGCGAAGCAGAACCATGAAGCCAGCCAGCGAGCATCGGCGAGAACGTTTGCTTTAGTGCATGATGATTACGCAGAGGTTGTACGTCAAGGAATGTCTCATCTTTCCAAGTATCAGGAAGCAGAGATACTTGACGCCGGTGCCGATTTTGGCGAAAAGTCCTACAATATGTGCAAAAAAGCTATTGAAGCTTCAAAACCTGCTCCAGAACCGAGCGAGCAGACAGAGACAGAAAAACTTGCGGCAGAAGCCAAGGCAAAAGAAGAAGCTAATAAAAAGGCTGAAGCAAACAAACAGCCGGGATCACGCGACGCAATACTTGCCGGTGTTAGCGACTCCACTGCAAGAGTAATGAATCTGTAAAACTCGCTCCTGAAAAGGAGCAAAATTATGAATAGTTTTATTATGGACTTCACCATGCAGGGTATGAAAGACCGTGCTATGGCGAAGCAAGCAGCAAATACTGACTGGCTGGGGCAACCCGCTCCATTCAGACGGTTTTTTGTTGACACAAGTTACGAATTTGGCGATCCCCGTGCGCAGACCTCATGGTCTGATGCGGTATATGCCTATGGCCTTGAGAATATGTTCTTCACGCCGTTTATCGGTGCGAAGAATGACAGAAATGCTCTCATCGTCACAGACAATGTACTGCAAAGCAAGCCTGGTGGAACTATGATCTTCGAAGCCCACGTACCGCTATCCGGTGGTGGACAAGGCGATGATGGTAACACGACTGGTAACGAAGCACAGATCAAACGCAGAAACATGTCTATGGCCATCCATCAAAGGTCACAGTCCACGGTTTCCGCTGGTGCTTTGAGCGAGCAGTTGACAAAATCGGACTTCCGATCTGACAGTCGTAACGATCTTGGCGAGTGGCTCAAAGAAGCTATGGAAGATGATCTGAATACCTGCGCCAACGGAACTTATAACGAGAACTCCGGCGGAGCTGCTATCCAGACTGTCAATGAGTCCTATCCTACTTCTGACCGCATTTATTATGGTGGACAGAGCGCGGATGCAACACTCGGAAACTCCGGTGTAAGTTATGGCACAGATGCACTTCTCACGGCTGGCACACAGGCAAGCAACCTGATGGGTACAACCCTGATGGAAGCTATTAAGCGTCGGATGAACTCGGCAGTACCGCGTTTCCGTCCTGTGAATCTCCATGACCTGACAAAGGCTAATCCGGATGACGTAAGATCGGGCAAGAATCTCGGTCCTATACTTGCAAAAGTGTTTATCGTCCTGATGAGTCCGTTGCAGATCAAGTCTATCAGAGCCGAGACAGGCGCTGCAAGCTGGAAGGTCATGCAGCAGAACGCACAGCTTCGCGGTAATTTGAACCCCATTTTCTCGGGTGCTTCGTTCTACCACGATGGAATGCTGGTGTTTGAGTATGACCGCACAGCGATCCGAACCGGTGCAGGCGGTACAACGCTTGCTGAAGGTTTCCTGCTTAACGCTGGGCGTACGGCAACAACCGACGCCGTCGCAAGTGGCAGAACTGTCGCAAGAGCACTCTTTATGGGTGCCCAGGCAATGGCCTTTGGATGGGCTAAGAAACCTGCGTGGTCCGAGGATATGGTTGATAATGATATTCCTAAAATCAAAATCAACATGCTCTACGGAACCAAAAAATCAATCTTTAACGCTCATGGTACGGAAGATCCAGGCAGCGACGAATCTATCTTTACCGTCGACACTGAAGTTATCGTAGACGCCTAATAAGGCAGAAAGGAACGTATTATTATGAGGAAATTTACTATTATTTTAATGCTCGCCTTACTGTTTGGCACAGTACAGGCGGTAAATCGTTTCGGTGACACGTACCACGAGGTACAGGTCGTCGATGAAACTGGCAGGAATGTAACAGATATAACAAATCTGTATATCTATCTTGCCGGTGGGACAACCGACGCTACAATTTACATGGACAAGGCTCGGCAGAATACTATAACGATACCGATGACGGAAGAAACCACGAACACTACCCTTGTTGACGGTAGGTTTCATTGGTGGGGTCCAGATACGTATGACTTTAGTATGACGAATGCCGATGGCGTTGGTCCGATGACGAACTCCGGTCATGCAGATCGTAATTCAGCCGGTGGAACATTAGTGTTTCCCTCTTATTTAACGTCGATAACTACGTCAAGCTGGCTTGATGCTGAATCGATCACGATGGGAACTGGTGCTGATTGGGTTATCAATGGCGGTGCGGTGGCGAATACGCTGACGTTTACTCCGGCTGCTGACAACTCGGCTGTAAATTTCGGGACTACCGGAACAACGCTCAACACTGATTTCAATATCTTCGTTGGCACGGCTCTTGGATTTAAGCTTGACGCCGGCGATCCGTCGCTTACATGGGATGGTGGTGATGTATTGCTAAACCACAGTTCCAATTTCAGTGTTGGTATCAACACTGGGACGTCGACGGGTGCAACCACTATTGGAAGCTCGACATCGGGTACATTGGCACTAGAGACAACCTCCGGGATGACTCTTTTAGCGGATGACGCTAGTAGTATTAAGACTTCTGCTGGCACACTGCTTGTAGAATCAACTGGCGGCGACCTTACTATTGATGCAACTGATAAATCGGTAAAAATTGATGGTGGCGAAGCTGCGGTGGATGCAGTAACTATTGTTTCAGCAGGTGGTATGGATATTTCGTTAGTGGATGATTTCGACTTAGCACTTGTATCTGGTGCTACTGATGAGAATTTAAGTCTTGTTCTTAGTGGTGCTACTGCGTCAAGTGTTATAATCACATCAAGCGGTACTGGTACGGATGCTATCGACATTAACACAAGTGCAGGTGGTATTGATATTGACATCGCCGGTGGTGCTGCTACCGAAGATTTTTCGGTAACTACTGATACGTCGATAACAATGACAGCATCGGAAGAAGCTGCTGACGCGATTTCTCTTGATGCCTCTGGTACTGCTGGCGGCGTGATACTTGCCTCTGGTACTGGCGATATTACCTTAGATAGCGGAGACGATATTTTCCTAGCAGCCGATACTGGCACAGGTGATGTTATTTCCATTATCAATACACAGGGCACTGCTGCTGGTGCGATTGTTATGACGACAACTGCTGCGGGTTCGTTCGACATCAATTCTGGTGACAATATCACTATTGACGTAGCTGATGACATTACGATTGACACCGCCGAGGGCAAGATTCATCTAATCGCTGACGGTAGTACTGCTGGTGATATTACCCTTGATGCAGAGGATGATATTATCCTGACGACTACTGGAGCGTTGACGATCACCAATACATCGGCAGCGACTATCTCTGGTGCCTTGACCGTAACAGGTGACACACAGCTCATTTCTGTTACGCGAATCGACACGCCTATTGAAACCTTAGTAACTACAGAGGCGGCCGAGATTACTGATTCTGGTAAGGTGTTTATATTAAACCACGCCACAGAGTTTGCGACAACGCTGCCGACTGTTGCTTCCTCCTCGGGTGTAACATTTCGGTTTATTTGCAAGCTGGCTCCAGATACGGGTTCTTTTACTGTCGTAACTGATTCCCTGGAAGATGCGATTGTGGGTTCAGTAACTGTCGATGGAGCGGCTGTTCCGGCTGATGGGCCTGACGACACGATTACTTTCGCGACTGGCGCTGCGGCTATTGGCGACTGGATTGAATTAACCAGCGACGGTACTTATTGGTATATTAGTGGACAGGGCGAAGCGTCCGGTTCTATCGTACCAAGTGGTACTTAATTCGACTTAACGGACCGGGGCTGATCTTTGGTTCTCCTATTGAAGATCGGCTCCAGTCCTCTTTTTGAGGTGCATTATGGATGTGATATTAAAAGCGGATATTGTAGAAGACGTAAGCGACAACTTACAACTCAATCTCGACAGTGACAGCGACATTCTCGACAGGTTTATCAATAAAGTATTATCCGATATGAGCAAAAGAGGATTGCTTATAGGCACTGATGCTACACAAACGCTGATCGACGGCAGTACGACACTCGACTGGCCTACCGGCTATCGATCGGTGATAAACATTACGCTGACCAACACGACATCAGGCGTAAACAGACAACCTCTTATCAAACTGCCAGGAGGACACAAAGAATATCGCCAAAACATCGCCAGTAATTCAACAGGCGGCGTACCAAACTGGTTCAGTGAGTTTGATGGCAAGTTTTATCTATGGGGGCAGGCTGAACAGGCATATACGACTTTGATCGAGTACCGAAAGAACCATGCCAAGGATCCGGACAACATCGAGTTTACTACCGACTTTGAAAATCTGATGCTCGCAGGTACGACGTTTTGGAAAGCGGCACAGCTTGGCAGGCCAACCGCTATAACATTATGGAAACCGCTTTACGATATGGAAATGAAAAAAGCAGTTTTAGACAGAAAATCACAACCGTCAATTATGAGAGGTTAATATCATGGCTTGGACTTATACATTAGATACTGCCACGCCAGCGGGCAGCGACGATCCGATCGAAGGCGACGACAGAATACGGGAAACAAAGGCGGCTATGCAGGAACGGCTTAATGTTGAACATGTTTTCGACCTGACAGGCACAGAGGTTTCAGGTGCGAATAGTGGTAAGCACACGGATATAACGTGTGATTCGATTGTAAACGGTGGCAACAACTCCTGTGTTGATAACGCTGTTTCGGGTAACGAAACGGTTGCTGGTACGTTGGGCGTTACGGGTATAGCAACGGTAGGCGATAAATCCAAGAACGCAACATCAGCCGCTCCTGATGCAGACGCACAGCTTGC